TCAATCGCTGTCAACCCGTTGAGTATCAACGGTTATACCTTGCTTATAAAGCAAGATGCCCTACTAAGTATATATATATATCTAACTAGAATATATTGCTTAAAGGAACGCCTCTGCCCCGCCGACTCCCTCAATCTTAAGGGTGATAGTAGCGCCGCCGCTGTTGTCCAGCGGCGAGTCCGTATATCCGCCGTTTTTAGCTTGCTTGAGCTGAAAAATGGCGCTGGTGACCATCTTCGGGTTGCTCTCCATCTGGACTAACAACCTGTGTTCGCGGTAGGTAGATAGCTTTTTAAGGGCCTCGGGGAATGAGTTGTATTGAACGTCCCTCTTAAACCGCCCCGCTCTGTCAACGATCGGCTCGCCGCCGCCCTGGTACATCTTTTGGAGTTGATAATCCGATATATCGAGGTACTTTGCAAAATTATAATCGCTTGGTATCTCGCTGTATTCCTCGCACCAGTTGACAAATTCATCAATTTGCCTTGCCAATTCGTCACCGTCGCGGATTTTTCTTCTGTTTGCCATTTCGTCAACCTCTTTCTGTGTATTATATATATTATAGTATATTAGATTATATTATATTATATATAAAAGAAAGAGACGAGAATTTATCTCCCGTCCCTGTCGTTGATTGACTTCTTTTCCCTAGAGTATGCCAAAAAAATTTCAAAATGTCAAGGGGTAGACAGTGCTTTTCGGCACATTTTGTCAAGTTTTATTTTCGGACCCTGTAAAAAGAGGGAGAGGACCGGGAGACGCCAAATCTCCCGGCCCTCTTATCTTACTCCTCGTCGGTCCTGTCGTCCGGCAGCAGGTCCCGGTATCGCTCCATGTACTCATCCACCGCCGCCCTGATTACGGCGGTCGGTGTGGTGCCCTGGGCGATGCAGATCGCCCTCAGCCGGTCGGCCTGCTCGATGCGGAGACGGCAGCCAACCGTCCTCATGTGCTCCCTGTCCCACTTGGCATTGCTCGCCCTCTTCTTTTCGCTCACCAATCAAATCATTCCCTTCGGCGTAAATGTATATATATATTATCCTTATGTGGCGGAAAAGTCAACAGTGCCAAACCGCCGAAAAAATTTTTTTGAAAAATCGCAAAAAAGTGCTTGACAAGCACTGTTATCCGTGCTACTATGGCACTGTCAACAGGGACAACGACAAAAACACGACAGGCCACAGGCCGGAAAGGAAAACGACATGAAAGAATACGTATTTAGATATGCCCTCTGCAAGAGAAACGTCCGTGACCTCTGCATCAAAAATGACTGGTGCACCTTATGTGACGACGAGCAATACAGCAGAATCCTCACGATGGCCGAGGACGGCGCACCCACCGAGACGCTCGCATCAATGATTTGGATCTGTTCCGAAGGCGCAGACCAGGCCGACATCAAGAAACAGCTTGACGACCTCGCTAGATGGCCTGTTGATGTTTCGTTTGTGATCTCCGCCCTTGCTAATGCGGGCTTTGGAAGGACGGAAATCGACATTGTCGCCGAGGCGCTCCGCACTCACCAGGACGAAGGAACGGCCTACAAAGCAATCGGCTAACAGCCCACCACCACCCACCGAACGAAAAGAAAGGAAGGAACGAACAATGAAAGACATCTACCTCATGGACAAGACCACCGGCGAACTGATCCCCGCAGAAATGGCAATCCTGGCCTTTTACAAAACGCACGGCGCACTCGAGGACTGGACGGAGTACTACGAGGAGACCGACCTCGAGGTTGACCGCTCAAGCATCAGCTTTCCGGACTTCGCCCTGGCTGTTGCAATCTAACCACCCAGCGGATACCTTGACGGGCCGCACCGCCCAAAGCGACCCGATCCCAGGCAGAACAAACACCCACCACAGAGAAAGGAAGTATCATTATGAAATTCGCAATCAACGGGAACGAAAGCGACATCCGCACCATCACCGTCAAGGCCTGGAACGACCAGAGCTTTTGGGGCCCGGATGTGTTCGACGACCTGGAAACCAACTTTCCCCGCACCCACGCCAAACTTCCCGGCTCTGATATCCTAATCTGCACCGAGGAAGAATATCAGGAAGTCGTTGACTACTGGACCGAAGAGATCCAGCACGAGAACGACTACGCCGACATGGACGCCCCAGAGCTGTTCATCTTCGCCGACTGACCCACCACAGAGAGGCTTTACAGGAGGAATTAAACATGAAATACTTTAACAACGTCAAGACCCTGGACGAGCTGAAACGGGAATATCGCCGCCTGGTGATGATCCACCACCCCGACGTTGGCGGCGATACCGCCACCATGCAGCAAATCAACGCCGAGCACGACGCCATTTTTGAGCAGCTGAAAGCCGCCCAGAACACCCGGGCCGCCTCTGACCCCACTGGCAAGACCCGCACCACCACCGAGACCGCCGAGGAATTCCGGGAAATCATCGTCGCCCTACTCGCCCTTGACGGGCTGGAAGTCGAGCTTTGCGGCCGCTGGCTGTGGGTTGGTGGTAACACCAAGGAGCACAAGGACCGGCTGAAAGCCCTGGGCCTAAAGTGGTGCTCCAAGAAAAAGCTGTGGAGCTGGCACCACCCGGAAGAGGGCAGCCGCTCCCACAAGTCCCATGATATGGGATATATCCGGAGCAAGTACGGCAGCGAGACTATCACCGGCAACCCCAAGGGCCCCGGCCCCAAGCTGACCGACAACGACAAGAAAGGAGAGTGAACACCATGAAGAAAATCATTTTCGCCCTGTTCTTCCTGGTTCTTGGGTGCGTGGCGGGCTACATAGCCCCCCACGACCAGACCGCAAGCAACGTCGCAGTCTATGAGGCTGGCACCCTCACAGACGAGGACGGGGAGATTTACAAGGGCGACTGGGGCATAGACGACGGAACCTACCTAGTCACCTACAAAACCAACGGCACATTCCCCCGGCAGGACGACGAGCCGATTAAATTCCAGCCCCTGGACTAAGGGCAGAAAGCGAGATGGGAGAAATGACGAAAGAAGAACTTATCCAGCGCTACAAAACCCTGTGCCAGCTATTCGCCGAGCGACAAGTCAGCGCCTTTGCCGTCGCATCCGATGAGGTTGCCGACCGGCTCCACGAAGAGTATGGGCTGACCTATCCCGAACTGATAGACATGGAGTTGGCCGCATGGATGGAGACCGTGACCTAACAGCCGAAACGCTCCCCCTTTTGGAGCGTCTGCCGGAACCGCCCCACCGGCACTGACGAGGCAGGGCAGCCCCATTGACAAATCCAGTCAAAGCGGGTACACTAAACTCAAAAACTAGGAGGAAAAACCCATGAAAATCGAAGTCTGCACCGGCTACAGCGAGTATACCAACACCAGGGACTTCACCAACTATACCGTGGTTGACGAACTCCCTAAGATTGGGGAGGTCATCGACCACCAATTTAAGGTTACGGACATTTCCGAGGCATACCTGGACTGTGAGCAGCACAGCGACGCTGTTTATGATTACGACTACTACGACGTAGACACCGAGGAAGAGGACGGCGAGCCCTGGTGTTTCCACTACGCAGTCAAGAAAGAGGAGGAATTCGACTTTGACCAGTGGACTTCTGACACCCGCCGGAAGTACATGGCGATTCCAGAAGAGCCCAGCCGCTCCCGTCACGCACAGACCCTCACTTGCAAGTCCAGCAGCTACGCCGACGAGTATTACATCACCGACGAGACCATCGGCGAGTGCTACCTTCTGACCTGGGACCTTGACCCGGAGGAAGTCGAAACCATCAAGGCCGAACTTGGGTTTTTCCGGTTCCCCGATTCCAACCGCTTCCCCGGCGGCCTTGTCCCCAGCGACGAGAAACTTCTGGAGAAGTGGAGAATCGCCACCGAAAGCAACCAGATCATCGTCGAAGAGGTCATTGCCGAGTGCAGCGAGGACCCGACCCAAACAAAGCCCGCCGCCGAAATCGACGTTCCGTAACAAGCGGAGGAAAAGAAAATGAATAACAAAGAGGACCACCCCCAGGGCGGTCCTCTTTTATTCGCCATTTATTTCGCCATTTATCCCGTCATTTTGTCGCCATTTATCTTGTCACCTTGTCTCCTTGACAAGTATACATCATCTCACGTCATGCCCCATCTTTTGACCCCAATTTTGACCCCCAATTATATAAAATTCTAGGCTATTTCATGCAATTTTAGGCCCAAATCTTTCCTTGGACATCGCCTATATACTGGCAGAAGAAAACCCCAAAACCCGTTGATTTTCAAGGGGTTTCGGGGTTTTTCTTATGTGGTCCGAGTGGGGCGACTCGAACGCCCGACATCCTGCTCCCAAAGCAAGATATTACCGTTGAGTTTCAACGCATTCCGCCGTTTTGACTACGTTTTGACCGCCAGCCAAAAAATTATTGAGTTTGTCGGATATCCCGGCTTTCCGCCTGTCGGTTATGTGCGTGTATATATCCTGTGTCACCTTGACAGACGAGTGCCCAAGCAGCTTCTGGGCGTCTTTGGGCTCAAGGCCCGCCTCATAACATATCGTCGCAAATGCGTGACGCAGCTGGTGAGGGGTTACTTCCGGTGTCCAGTGCATCCCGACATAGTCCTTCCGGCCCGCCTTGTGGATTACCTTGTCACGCTCACCAGTAGCGAGCCCAGCTTCCCGGCACCACCGCAGCCAGCTTTGTCGCACGGCTCCCTTGTGCATCGGCTCCTTTCCGCCGAAGATATACCCCGTGCCCTTCTCCTTTTCCAGGATGGCTTTTAGAGGCTCCAGGATAACAATATCACGCCGTCCGGCTTCCGTCTTGGGCTCCTTTATCTCCGGCGCGTTCCCGGCGTAATATACCGCCTTCGTAACGTGGATAAGCCCGGCGTTTAGGTCCACGTCATCCCAGGTCAACGCCAGGAGTTCGCCACGCCGCATCCCTGTGTATAACAGTATAGCCGGAAAGGTACCAAAGTCAAGCCCAAATCCGTCGACGATCTTCCTCATCTGCTCATCCGTCGGAATATCTCTTGTCCCCTTCGGCAGGTTCTTGGGCATTCTCACCGCTTTTACAGGGTTCATCTCTGCCCACTTCCGGACAATGGCGTAGTCAAAAACCATGTTCAGAAGGTCACGCCTCAGCTGTACCGTCCGCCGTGCGTAGCCTCGCTTCGCCAGCCATGTGAGATAGGCTTCGACTTCATCAGCGCCAATGTCCTGCATCCTGCGCCCTTCCCACTGCTCCAGCACATCCCGGATAGCAGCTCTATAGACCTCGTGCCCGTTATAGCTTACTTCCCCTTCGTGCCATTCGGCCCAGGCTTCCACCGCCTCGGAAAACTTAACGCCTTCCACATAGTCCGCTTTCCATTCAGCGATTTTTCGCTTTACCTCTTTCTGCGTCTTTCCGTAAAAATATTTCGGCTTATCCATCCCCGGCAGCCTTACTCTCTCTTCCCACCGGCCATCAGTTCGTTTTTTCATTGCAATATTCCTCTCTGTGTGTTACAATAGAGGAGGCTATCGTGTGTGTTACCACCGCACCACAAGCCTCTCTGTGGTTCCCCTCTCCGTGTCCACAGCATGGAGAGGGGATTTTTATATTATGAAATCAATGGCAGCCAGCACGGCGATGATACCGGTCAGTACGCAGCACACCACGAAGTGTTTGTGGTCGCTCTTCCTGGCCGCCTGTAATTCCCCCTGGAGGCCCTTCACCCGCTCGCAGTCATCGCCGGTGCAGACGATAGCCGGGGGTTTTAGGCCCGCCAGTTCGTCCAGGGAGCCGCCCAGGAAAGCGCATATCGCCGCCACCGTTTCAAATGCCGGTGCCTTGCCCTCCACGAAGGCCCTGGTCACCGTGCTCTCCGGTATCCCGGTGCCTTGGGAAATCGCCCGATTGCTCACGCCCGCCCTCGCCTTCATCGTTCGTAATCTCTGCGCCACCTCTTGTGACACCACCTGAATCACTTCCTGTTCTAAATAGTCATATTTGATTCTTTACTATATTTGCCATTGCTGGTAGCCTGTACCCATATCAACAAAGGAGGCTACCAGCCATGACAAACACCGAAAAGCTTTTGCAGCAGCTGAACAGCTACCGGCGGCCTAGATCACTGATCGCCGCCCTCTCGCTTATGCTTGAACCACGAAGCGAGACCGTCCAGCCAGACGGACAAGAACCGGAGATCCTCGTCCGAGATATCTTCCCCGGGCTTAATGATTTTGAGCGCTAATAGCATCGTTTCAAGCTGTGCTTTCTTCACAGGCTCCTCTTTCAATCTGCTTTCCCCAGATTGGAGAGGGGCCTTTTTCAGTTCCCCGGTAGAGATACTTTCCAGGTCAAGGCCCAGGGCACCAAACGCCTTTATGATGACCTTTATGTTGGAATTCAATATACCGTGCGAAAACACCGTTGCCATCGTGCTTTGCGGTACGTCGATAGCTATCGCAAATTGCCGCACGCTCTTGTACTGTGACAGGATGATTTCTTTCAGTTGTTCCTCAATCGTCATGGTGTTCACCTCCTATCGTTATTATATTTGTGTGCGTCCTCGATGTCAACGAAAATATTCATATTTTTGAAAATTCTTTCCCAAAATCCCTTGACATTATCGAGATTATGAATATAATAGATATTGTGAACGAGAACGTGATTATCGGAAAGGAGATGATTGCATGATGAATCTTGTCGCAGAAATGGCCCGATACGGAATCAAGAAGAAGGACGTGTACGAATTCCTCTCGATGTCCGACCGGACCTTTTCTAATCGACTGGACGGAAACCCCACGTTCACCGTGAAAGAGGCGTTCAGCATCCGGGACCATTTCTTCCCAGGATACACGATTGAGTACCTGTTCACGGATGCCGGCGAAATCAAAGCCGGATAATCACTGCGGCGGCTGACAAGCGCTGCATGGGCCGTAACCGGCTCGCTGAGCCTCAGACAGGGTTTTGGGGATGCAAGAGTATTCCAGGTACTGACAACCGCTTTCGTGGTACTTGGAGCCGTAAGTCGTGACATATACGGTCACTTCTTCCGTATCTTCCTGCGCTGATTCCTCTTCCGCCTGGCCCAGTCCGTCGGCTAGTCCTTGGCTGTAGGCTTCTTGCGTTGCCGCTGCAACAGCTTCGTCTATCTTGGTTTGCATCTGGTCATTGGACACTAGCTGATACTCACAACCACAGGAGACACATAGCACAACACCGAGACACAGCACGGCTAGGGCACGGAGAATGCTTTTCATTTCTTCACCCCCTTCCGTAAAGGCATTCCAAGCCTACCATACCACGGTTTGGAATGCAACGTCAACAATTTTAGGAGGTAACACACATGGAAACCAACATTGTCCCCATCGCCAAGGACCTGGAGTCCGAAGAGTTCAAGCGGCTGTTCGACAGCCCCAAGCAGCGCGCGGCACGAGCCAAGAAAATGGAGGCCCTGAACCGCAAGCGGGAGGCACGCATCCACGAGGAGGCCAAGACCCTGGCTCTGTCCTGGATTCTCCAGGGCGTCGCCATCGCCCTGTGTGGAATCGGAGTCGGCCTGCTCCTGTTCCTGGTTCTCTGATATGGGAAGAGAACCGATTGCCTATCGGGACAACCTGGAGGACATTCTGCAGTTCTCCGCAGGTCGCCGGGTGCTGACCATTAAAGAGGTCTGCGACTACACAGGCAAAAGCTACCGCTTCGTGAAGGACCGGTACGGCATAGACAAGCGGGGCATTTCGGCCCCAACCCTAGCAAGACTTTTGAGCGAGGTCCCTAATGCAAAATGACTATTCTCTGAGCAACAACAAGGCGAGAGCAAAGGGTTGCAAGGGGTGCTACTTCGTGGACCAGCTGGGATACTGTGACTATCTGCTGACTATGAAGCAGCGCCGGGAAAGCAAGGTTCTGCCTGGCGGCGGGTGCGACAAGTACACCACGCACAAACCCGCATCCGCCTCAGGCCGGAACCGCCCTTTGATACTCCTGACCGCCGAACAACGAACGGAGTTAAGCCGAGCATCTAAAACGCCCAACATCAAATCCACCAAGCTGGACGGGGTGCAAGAAGCCTTCAATATGTGGGAATCCGGCTCCCTTGACGTTGAGATCGCCATCCGGTTCAACGTCTCCAAAAACACGGTGGTCCGCTGGCGGAAGAAGCACGGATTGACCACAAACTACAAATGCGGAAGAAGGAACGGCAATGAGAAGAAGGTATGAATCCGAGAACCTTCTTGAGGACCTCACAGAGGAGACGATAGAGGATTATCTCACAGCGAGATCCAGTCACTTCATCTACTCCATGATTTCAAACGACTGGTTCGGCGTGAGTGCGTACCTGCGACAGAACGAAGATGATTTGGTCAACTGGCTGAACATCTGGAACGACTACGAGGAGGACTAGGATTGAATATCTACGAAATCGACAAGGCGATTTTAGACCTTGTTGACCCGGAGACGGGGGAAGTCTCCGACATGGAAGCGTTTGATTCGCTGTCCATGGACCGAGAAGCGAAAATCAAGAACACGGCGCTGTACATCAAAAACCTGTCCGCCACGGTAAAGGGCATTTCTGATGAAATCAAAGCCCTGACCGAGCGGAAGAGGGTAGCGCAGAACAAGGCGGACCGGCTCATGCAGCTTTTGGAGTATGCCCTGGCCGGTGAACCGTTCGCCACCCCGGAGGTGGAGATTCGGTATCGCAAGTCCAAGGCCCTGGAGGTAAGCGACGAGGCCGCAGCAATCGACTGGCTCAAAGAGTACGGGTATCAGGACTGCCTCAAGGTTCCGCCTGTCACCGTCTCCAAGAACGACGTCACCGCCCTTCTCAAAGAGGGCTTCGAGATTCCCGGCGTTTCCCTGGTGGAGCGCACGAATATGGGGGTGAGATAATGGGTGTTCCTGTTCTGATTCTTGGGGCCTCCGGCTCCGGCAAGTCCGCCTCTCTGCGGAATTTTGAGCCAGACGAAATCGGCGTTCTGAATGTGGCTAGCAAGCCCCTGCCGTTCCGCAGACGGCTCAAAGTCGTGAATGGCGCCGGTTACTCCACCATTATGAAGGCGCTGTCTAAGCCCACCATGAAGGCTTACGCCATCGACGACAGTCAGTATTTAATGGCATTCGAGTTCTTCAACCGAGCCAAGGAGACCGGCTACAACAAATTTACGGACATCGCCCTGAATTTCCGGAACTTGATTGATTTCGTCATCACCAAGACCCCGCCGGAGACCATCGTTTACTTCCTCCACCACGTGGAAGAGGCCAGCGACGGCACCCTGAAAGCCAAGACCATCGGCAAGATGCTCGATGAGAAGCTGACCCTGGAGGGCCTCTTTTCCATCGTCCTGCTCTGCCGCTCCGAAAAGGACAAACACTACTTCGTCACCCAGTCCGAGGGATATTCCACGGCCAAGAGCCCCATGGAGATGTTTCCCGCCGAGATCGAGAACGACCTGAAGCTGGTGGACACAACCATTCGTGAATACTGGGGCCTTGCCCCGATTAAGGAGGCACCAGAAGATGCGCAGAATTAACTGGGATACTGTCGAGGAAAACGTAGATTTTCCCAAGCCCAAGCCCGGCGGCTACATCGCCAGAATCATCCGGGTGGAGGACAACGAGGACAGGGAGTATTTACAGATTGAGTGGGACTTCGCTCAGAAACCCCTGGCAGGATACAACCGCTCCATCTACGAGAAGTTCGACCGCTGGCCCTACATCCTCCGCCGGTCCTACAAGGAAAGCGCCCTTGGCTTCTTCAAGGCCTTCAAGACCGCCCTGGAAAACAGCAACCCCAACTACCATTTCAGCGAAGACCGCATCCACGACATGGAAGGGAAGTACATCGGCGTGATTCTTGGTATGGAGGAATACAACGGCAAGCTGTCCCTCAAAGTTCGGGAGACTCGCAGCATTGCTGTGATCCAGAGAGGGGAGTACGAGGTCCCCACGCCCAAGCTGGAAAAACGCCCTGTAGATTCCTCCGCCGTCAACCCCTTCACCGACCTCGGAGACGAGGAAGAAGGCGAGGACCATCTGCCGTTCTAAGTAGTACCCCAAGCAAAACGAATTTTGCTTTGGAATCTGCGGAAGCAAAATTCGTTTTGCTTCGCAGCTTGTCTAAGCAAAATCAGTTTTGCTTCCGACAGCGAAACAAGCAAAATGGAGGAACAATGCATCGCACCCAATTTACATTCTACGAGAGCTTCGCCAGGGCAATTCGGATGATACCTGACGGTGAAGAGAGAGCCGCAGCTTATGACGCCATCTGCGACTATGTATTCTATGGAACCTTACCGGGAGACGACAGCCCGGCGAGCGTTCGCATGATCTTCTGTCTGGTACAGCCTTCTCTGGACGCGTCCAACCGCAAGGCAGAAAACGGCAAGTCTGGCGGAAAAAAAGCAAGTTTAAGCAAAACCGATTTTGCTTCGGAAGATTGCGGAAGCAAAACTGATTTTGCTTCCGACGATGAAGAAAGCAAAAATGATTTTGCTTCGGAAGGTGTTGGAAGCAAGAAAAAGAAAGAGAACAAGAAAGAGAACAAGAAAGAGGACAAATGTCCTCCCCCTATTAGTCCCCCTCAGGGGGACCAAAAACCAGCCGAGCGCCACAAGTTTGGGGAGTATGGCTGGGTTCGACTTTCTGACTCCGAGTACGACCGCCTCGTTCACGAGTACGGCAAAGACCGTGCGGAGTGTGCCATCAAGCACATCGACGAGGCCGCCCAGTCCACGGGGAACAAGAACCGCTGGAAGGACTGGAACCTGACCGTCCGCCGGTGCATCCGGGAGGACTGGGACATCAAGCGCTTTCACAGCGCCAACAAAGCGCCTGCGCCAGGAAGTGCAAACCCTGTCAGCAGCGATGACATCGACCGCTTCTTTGCGGATTTAGAAAACACCAGCAGCCTGTGAGCAAGCATCGGGCCAGCACACGTCCAGATCGTCTGGGGCGTTCTACGAGAGGGGCGTCGTACCGGGTTGACGTGTGCGCCCAATGCAGCGCAGGAACGAGAACGGAGGAACAATGGCACGAAAACAAAGCCCGACCACGCCGCTTGCCAGGCGGCTTGACGAATTATTCGCGTCCGACCCAGCGGCAATCCGAGAACACTTGGAGGTCACAGCGCGAACGATAGCCCAGTATCGGCAGGGGAGCTCCCGCCCGACCCTGGAAAACCTTTGCAAAATCGCTGACTTTTACGGCGTGACCACAGACTTTCTTCTAGGCCGCACAGGCAGCCCCGCCCCAACCGTGAACGCAGAGGGGGCCAGACTGTATACCGGGCTGTCCTTAGACGCGCTGGAGGTCCTGCATAGCTACCAGGAAAGCGCACACAGCAACACGTGTTTACGCCTGATAAGCGACATCATCTCCGGCCCATTTGCACAAAACACACTGTGCGATTCCACGGATACCCACAGCGACGCCCAGAATCACGCACAAGAAACGATAAGCCCGCATGACGTATGAGATTACCCTTCGCATCAAAAACCCGTCTCAGGACATTCTAGCCGTCAAGGAGGCCATCGCTTACGACTGCGAAAAATACGGAGACCTAGAAATCGTGCGCATCTCCCAGCAGGAGGAATACCAAACATCGCTCTGGGGGACCATCCCCCACACGAAGGAGGAACGCCCATGATTTTTGACAAGGGAAACATTTGCTTCGTTCAGAAGGTCAACGCTCCCGGCGAGAACGGCCGCCCCGCCGTCATCGTCTCCGAAAGCCGCAGCAACCGCTACGCCCACGACGTCATCGTCTGTTACCTGTCCCGGGACTGGCGCAAGCAGAGGGACAGCGACGTGGTGGCCTCCCGCTTCCGGGACGGCAAGTCCTTCGTCCTGGCCCACCGCCCCACCTCCGTCACAAAGAGCCGCATTTCCGGCTTCGACGGCAAACTCACCGACACGGAAATGAGCCGAGTAAACGCCGCCCTCCGCCTGGCGCTGGGCATCTGAGAAAGGAAGAACAAAGCATGACACGAGATGAAATCCTCCAGTCCGCCATCACCGCCGTGTGCACCGAACGCAACGATGAGTACGGCGAGCCGGAGCAGAATTTTGAGGCCATCGCCGCCTACTGGTCCAACTACCTGTCCTACGCCCTGGACCGGGACACCCTGCTTTGTAGCCGGGACGTGGCCCACATGATGATCCTGTTCAAAGTCGCCCGCCTCACCACCGGCAAGCTGACCCAAGACAGCTACATCGACATCGCCGGGTACGCCGCCTGTGGGGGTGAACTGGCTTGATTCTATCCGGCAAAGAGATTTTGGCGAATCTCTACGAAAATATAAAGATTTCGCCATTCAATATTGGGCAGCTTAACCCGAACAGCTACAACCTCCGCCTGGGCGACACCCTCATGTTTTACGATAACCAGGTGCTGGACATGAAGCGGGAGAACAAGGCCCACACCATCCACATCCCCACGGAGGGCTACCTCCTGGAGCCTGGCAGGTTATACCTGGCCCAGACCCTGGAGCGCACCGAAACACAGGGATTCGTCCCCATGCTGGAGGGCCGTTCCTCCGTGGGCCGTCTGGGCCTCTTCGTCCACGTCTCCGCCGGGTTCGGCGACGTGGGCTTCTCCGGGTACTGGACGTTGGAATTATCCTGCGTCCAGCCCGTCCGAATCTACCCCGGCGTGGAGATATGCCAAATCTTCTACCACACCATCCAGGGCGACTACACCAGCTACGACGGCGGCAAATACCAGCACAACACCGGCATCCAACCCAGCCAACTATGGAGGGATTTTCAGTGACAAAAAAGCGAAAAGTCAAGCTATTCATGGCGCTTGGTTTTGACCGGAACGAGGCCAAAAAACACGCAAAAAACGGCGTGGAATTTCCCAGTATGGTAGCGTGCGGAATGACCAGCAAGGAATATGGGCGGTATCTCTACAGCATGAGTTGGGAATATTTTCTGGAGTGCTTCCACAGGAGGGAACAAAATGAAGAAAAAGAGAAAAATCAAGCTGCTGATGGCCCTCGGCCTTGGCCGGAATAAGGCGGTCGATTTCGCGAAGGGCAATGCGGTGAGCACCGGGAACGTGACCAGTAAAGAGTATGGCCGCGCGCTTTGCCGGGTAAACAACTGGAGGCGTTTGAAATGACCGCCCCCACCTATCGTCTCTGCCGCAAATGTGGCGAGACCTGGAACGTGAGCTGCGTCCACCCGGGGGACAAGATCTACATCTGCCCGGTGTGTACCTGGAAGAAGAGAAAGGAGACTCAGAAATGAGACTGATTGATGCAGACAGGCTAAAGAGATTGTTCAGTTGTCATCACGAAATGGATGTTTTCACCCCTGGCGAGATTATAAAAACTATCGATGTTATGCCCACTGTAGGCGAAGAACTGAACGGCAACATTCTGAACGACAACGTTCTGCGGGGAATCTATCACCGGCTGGATAGGATGGAAGAATATTTCCACGGGAAAGGCACCCCGCTGATTTCCAGATGGGAGGACGACGACCATGACTGATTTTGAATACCTGGTTGACCACCTGTCAGAGGCCGAGTGCCTCGCCCAACTGGCAGAGGAGGCCAGTGAACTGGCCCAGGCCGCCCTAAAGCTGCGGCGCACCATCACCGACGGCGCTTTCCCCACGCCGGTCACCGAGGAAGAAGCATTGGACAATCTGTACGTGGAAAATTCCGACGTGTACCTTGCCTACCTGCTCTGGTTCTGCAAACGGGAGAAGTGGTTCGTGCGGCACGATGCGTGTAGATCGGCTCTCAAAACTGACGCAGTAAAAATCCGTTCCAAACGCCTCCGTGACCGCATGGAGGACCGCAAATGAACATCTGCGGCGACTGCCTCCGCTACGGTTGCCCCTGGGAGGCCCGTTTTGAGCCCGTCCCCGGCTGGGAGGCCACCCGTACCAAGGTTGACCCAAACGGCACATACCGTGGCTTGAAGAAAGGCTACGAATCCTACGACATCAAAAAGTGCCCCCTCTTCATCGACGGCACCAAGCGCAAGGATGCCAGCTTCAAAGCCGCCGTGGCCCTCTGCCGCAAGGTGGGCCTAAAGGAAAAGCCCGCCCCGTATCCGCCCCAAAAGCCCCTCCGGCAGCCGCCGGAACCCGAAAAGCGGAAGGTGCTTTTCTGCCGTGACTTGAAAACCAGGGAGATCACCAGCTACTCCTCCGTCTACGAGGCGGCGGCGGCAGAGGGCCGCACCTTCACAAAGCAAGGCATCTCCGACTGCATCTGGGGCCGCTCCCAGATGCACCGGGACTGTGTGTTCTGGTGGGAAGGCTCCCCGGAGCCGGAGGTGAAACACAAAAGCACAGGCCGAAAGCCCAAGCCCATCTGCGGCACCCACCAGGAGACCGGCCAAGTGGTCCACTACCCCTCCTGCAAGGCCGCCGCCGAGCAAAACCCCGGTTGGTGGACCGATACGCTTTGCAGTGCTGCCAACAAGGGAAAGAAGGTCTACGGCTACATCTGGCAGTGGGAGGGAAAAACATGATTATTGCCGCCATCGACCCCGGCGACACCCAGTCCGCCATCTGCTTTTTGAACCGCCTCACCCTCCAGCCCCTGGCCTTCCGCAAGGCTCCCAACGAGGAGATTTTGAAGCAGGTCAAAGAGACGGTATACGATGCCCTTGTCATCGAGCGTATCGCCTCCTACGGTATGGCGGTGGGCAGAGAGGTATTCCAGACTTGCGAGTGGATAGGCCGCTTCACAGAGGCTTCCAGCGCCCCTGTAGACTATGTGTATCGCCGGGAAGAAAAACTCCACATCTGCGGCGACCCACGGGCCAAGGATACCAACATCCGCCGGGCCCTCATCGACCGCTTCGCCCGCCACGACCTGAAAAACGGCAAGGGCACCAAGGCAAATCCGGACTGGTTTTACGGCTTCCACGCCGACTGCTGGGCCGCTTACGCCGTGGGCCTCACCGCCATTGAGACTCACACAAAAGAAGGGACCACCTGACATGGTGGCCCCTTCTTTTTTACTGTGCAAGGTCTGTAAAGTATACCCCGTTGCCTGTGCTTGTCCCCGTGCTGCTGCTTTTGCTGCTGGAGGACTTGCTGGAGGACTTCGAGGACGACTTTTTGGTGGAGGAACTGGAGGACTTGGAGGACGAACTGGAACCCACCTGGTCCCAGGTTTTCTTCCAGCCCTTCACGTTCTGCATCGCCGCCCACATCTTCCGGTTGGTGGCGTCGTCCAGGCCCAGGCTCTGGATGCTCGCCTTGGCTTCCGCCTGGGTGATGCTCCCGTTGCCGTCTGCGTCGGCGCTCCAAATGGAGGCCACCAGCATATTGCTCTGGTCCTTGGAGAGGCCGGCGCTCACCCCTGCGCTGTACACCGCCTCGTCGTTCAGGCCATAGAGGGGATTCCCGGAGGATTCCGTCTGGGTCTGCTCTTCCGTCCCATCTGTCGAGGATTCCTCGGCGGTTGCCTTCTCGTTCTCTGCCTGTTGCTTGGCGCGGTTCAGGAAGTATTCGGTGCCGTCCTGGCCGCCCTCCGCAATGGCGGCGTGGGCTGCCTTCACCCATTTGCTCACATTGCTCACGTCGGCGTTCATGGCCAGCTTGCCTTCCGTCTTGGCATAAGTCCACACGTCGTCGATAAGGTCCGCCTTCTCGCTGTCGCTCATGGCCTTGTAGTCGTCGCTGGCGATGATGCCGCCCAGCAGGTTGTAGGCCGTCTGCCCCTGGGTGGTCTGCCGTGCCAGGTACTGCGCCCCGGTCATATACTGCTCGTCCACCTTCTCGCTGGTCTTGATTTTGGAGGCAAAAACGCTGTCGAACCCGGCGTCATACAGCCGCTGGAGTTCCGTATCCACGTCCGTCTCGTTGATTTGGGAGGTATAAGCGGGGTTGAGCATATTGTTCAGGCCACGGATAAGGGCATTTTCCCCGGTGCTCTGGCTCCGGCCCCAGGCATCCACATAGTCCTGCTGATGATAGTCCCAACCCGGGATTTTGGCTGAAATGGACCCAAGGAGATACTGCACGTCCGCCGGAACGCTGCTGTCTCGGTCGATCCAGGTGCTCTTTCTGGTATCCTGGCTCGTCCGCTCCATCTGCCCCAGCGCCGTGGGAATAAACTGGGTCAGGTAACTTGTGGCGGCGGAGGCCATCGCCGCCCACAGCTTATCGTCTGCGTAGCTGATATTGTCCAGGGCGTCCGACAGGCTGGAAAGCATAGACATTTCCAGCATGGGCCGGGAGATGCGCTTCATCGAGTCCCAGATGGAATCCATGGTGACCCCATCCTTGCTGGCCATATTGTTGAAAAACTCCACGCCGACAAAGAATGGAAGGGCTTCCGGTGCCAGCCAGTCCAGCGTGATGGACCGCCCGAACACCTCCAGGGAGTAGTCCTGGTGCCCAGTCAGGCTGTCCTGGTCGTCCTGATTGTCGTCCCCGGAACTGCCACCCCGGATGTACCCCATCTTCGCAAGGGCTATGCCAAGGGCCATAATCCCCGTCCCGGTGAGGCCGGAAGCCAATTCGTCTATCACGTCAGCCGCCGTCTTGGTCCCATTCTTCACGCTCACGCATCCGTCATAAATGCCCTTTGCCAGCCATGCCGGGGAGTATTCAACGCCACGAGCCAGGATGTTTGCCGGGGTTTTCTTGAAGGGCAGGATGCCCTCCACCACCACCGTCCCAACTGCTTTCGTCACGGGGTTTTTACTGTTCTTCGCCCGGCCCAAAGATGCCACGGCTTCCGAAAAGGCGTTGGAATCACGATAGGTGGCCTTGGCCGCCTCCTTCACGGCGTAAGCCTGGGCCTTGGACTTCTCGTTTGCGGGCAGCATATCATAAACTTCTGCCTTTATGTCGTTCGCCTTTAGGTATCCGGCCAAGGCTCCGGCATAAGCTGGCATGGAGAATATTGTGTCGCCCTTGTCCATTACCCAAGATGTTGCATTTGCAGCCGGGTTGAATACAGACATCGCCCCGGAGAAGCGGGGCTGGTATTGCTGGAGATCGTTCAGCCCGTCGCTGAATTTTCCGCCGGACAAAACCAGCTCCTCCATACCGCCCTCCCTGTAATCGTAAATGCCTGCGGCATATCTCGCCCGGTCCTCTGCGCTGAATGGGTTGAGGATGGATTTCGTGCGCTCCGGCTTGTTGCCGATGGCCACGCTCTCCATTCCTGCGGCGAGCAGGTCCTTTGTCATCCGGACTGGGGCAAACCCGGCGTTGCCCACCACGTTTCTAACCTGGGTTCGGAGATTGCCCAGCATGGCAAAGTATCGCCAGTTCCGGCTCTGCGCCTGCCAAGTCAGCGGAAGTTTTGACCCAATGTCCTGCTTGATTTGTTTGATTACGTCCCGGCGTTCCTGGTCTGTCTTTGCGTTCATAAACTCCTGGGCAAGGCCGGGGGCAATGGAAATATCCTGCACCCCGAAAAGGCGCTCCGTCGCAAGGGAGTTGAACTCGTTGGAGGAGAAAGCGCCCATATTCGCAAGGTCAGAAAATTTCTCAATCAGTGTTTTCTGTTGCCTTGTCGGCTTCTTCCCGAACCTCGCCCGCAGTGCTTTTGTGCTCGCCTCTTTCACTTGGGCGTTGAACTTGTCCACAACATCCTTGGAGAATTTATCCACGCCGTCAACCGACGCAATACCGTAATCCTCGGTGAGCATCTCCGCAATGTTATTCGCCAGAATACGCTTGTTTTCCGCCCCTTGCTTAATGAGGTCAGCCATTTTCACGCCGATCTCACGCATGGACTTTTTCACGTCCTTGTTGATGCGGTCTGCGGTATCGTAGCCTTCGGACCGTTCCTCCACAAACCGGGCCACGGAACGATACAGCTGGTCGGAAAACCCTTCATCCGCCTGGACCTTCTCTTGCAGGCTGTTGTAGATCTGGTCCGTGAGCTCCCGTTTGTCATATCGTCCCCGAATACCAAGCTGAGCCTTTGTGAGTTCCTCCGAAATTGCCGTCTCGGAAATGGCATCCATAATGGTCTGCTGAAATCCGGAGTCTCCGGCATCACTGAGGAGGAACATGGAATACTGGTCCATCCGTTTCGGGTCGTCTGCGTACCGCTCTTGCAGGGCCTCCTTTGCGTAACTCCACGCTTCCTCATAGGCGTCCTGGTTGTTCATATAGTCGATGATACGGTCCGTTGCCGTCCGTTTCTGCGTGTTTGCCGGTCTGGTGTTGTCCACGTAAGACTTTATGAATTTCGATAAGTCGCCCAGGATGATTCGAGAGACCGGTTTCGCCCCGCCCCTCCGCTTGGATTGGTGGAGTTTCTTCTCCAGTTCCCGGCCCACCTCGGCCATCCAATCTTCCACCGGCACATTGTCCTTGTCCTGGCTGTACTCTTTCTCGTATTCTTCATTGAGCGTTCGGAGAATGTTCAGGGCGTCGTCCCGTTCTTTCGCCACGTCCTTCAAGGCTTCGCCCGTGGTGCCCTGCCCCTGCTGCCCACCCTCTTGGGCGGCGGCCTCGTTGCCCTCTTGGGTGGTGGTCCCGCCCATCTCCCGCAGCTGATTCAGGGCGTCGTCTCTCGCTTGCTGGACCTCTTTCAGGGCGGTGTTGGCGTCCGAGCGTTTCTTGCTCTGCCGTTCGCTCTCGTTTTCGATGACCTCCTGCCGCAGCCGTTCCACTCGTTTTGCCATGGAGTAAAGCTGCCCTTCCGGCGACAGTCGGTTGATAATATTTACCGCCTGGACCGCCTGGCCTGCGCTGTTTGCCATCGTTGCGATCTTGGTGGCAATATCCGTTGCGTCAACGTATCCCTGGGCCGTGCCCTGATTCACGGCGTTGTTATAGAGCGCCCAGCCTTTTGCAATCACGTCCTTTGTGACGGTCCCGCCATCTACCTGGGCTTTCCAGTCGTTGTAGGAGGCGTCGTACCCGGCGTCGTCCATCTCTGCCGTCGCCCTGTCCATAGCCGCCTTGTCGCTGTAGGCCACATAAGACAGGTCGCCGTTGGTATAGGAGCGCTCCAGCGATTCCACCACTTGGTTCGGGGTGAGACCGGCGTTCATCACGGTGGCCGCCGCTTTCTTGGTGAGCAGCCCGTTCAGGTCCTGCTTCGGCACTTCCACCGCAGCCCGCCCGTGCATCTCTGCCGCCCGTTCCGCCGATGCTTCGTTGATGGGATGAAACCCCTCTCCCGCCGTCTCCGCCTGCCAAGAGGCAAATTCCCCGGCGCCGCCCTTCGACATGGCCCCTTGCCCCTCCGGCAGGGGGTTTTCGTCTGGCTCCACGTCCTCCTCCAGCCCCTGTATCCGCTCTGACTTCTCCCTCTGCATCTCCTCCCATTCCTGCCGCAGTTCCTCCTCGGTCACTTCGTTCAGGTCCAGGCTCAGTTGGTTGGCTCGGATATAGTTTTCCAGGGTGTCGGTAGTGAAGGAGCCGGGGATCTTCTCTTTCTCGGCAATGTATTGCTCGTTGGGCGGGATGATTTCTTGCCCATGGTAATACCCATTGGTCAGCATATCGTCCAGCAGGATTTCAATTTTTTTCGCCAGTGCCACGTTCTCGTGCCCCTGGTCTTTCAGGATGAGTTCGCACCCGTCCATGATTTGGCTCCTGGTCAGCCCAAACTTCGATTCTGCCTTTTTCAGCAGCGGGGTCAAATAGGTGATGGTCCCCTTGCCGTACCTGTGGTGGTCCTGCATCCTGGACCCATACGCCTGGTCAATGAGTTCTTCCGCCACGCCCTTGTAGTAGGAACGGAATTGCGGGTAGTCGAACTGGAACGCCTTCACGCTCCGGCTGGAGACATTGATGTCCTTCCGGTTGTCAATGTGGTTCTCTTCCTCCCCAAAGATTTTGGAGACCTCGCCCTCATTGATGCGCTTGTCCTGCAAAATGCTGGACTGCTCTTTGTCGATTTCCCCAAACTCCGCCTTGATTTGTTCGGCGTAAGCGTTGGGGTCGTCGTACTTTTCCGGGTGATACGCCAGGTCCCTGGCCCGTGCTTTCAGGTCGTCCAGTCTTGCGTTGAAAGCCTCCGCCCGCTTCTGGATCTCCATCTGCTTTGCGGTCAGGCCCGTTGTGTCATCGTGGTATACCGCCTTTTCCTTGGGCACCACTTCTTCCTTGTCGTTCACCCGTTCCGGCTGCTGGCTCTGGGTGGGGATAGGCTCGGCCTCCTGAGCCGCTTCCACCGCCTCTTCCACCGCTGCCGTCGTTGCCGTCCTCGTCCCCCTCGCCGCCCGGATGAGCGCCCGCTGTCCCGCCGTCTCCTGGGCCGGGTTTTGGCCCTGAATGTCCGGTTTTTCGGTCTGAATGTCCGGATTTTGCTCCTGGGCAGCCAGGTTTTGGGTAGCTTGTAAAGTTTGAGCCGTAGCTTGTGGCGTAGCTTGAGCCTCTGCCGCTTGCTGCGTTTCCTTTGTCTCCGCCGCCGGTTGGGATGCCTCCCGCTTCGTTTCTGTTGCGCTCTGAGCGGTGGTCTTGGCTTCCGCCCTGCTCTGCCTTGCGCTGTTCACCAGGCCCGCAGCGCCGCCCAGAACGCCGCCGGAGAAGGCACCGACGGCGGCGTTGTTCGCCAGTTCCGCCCAGCTCCATTCTGCGTTGGGGTCTTGGGCCGCCTTGTCAAGCAGATAGTTTGCGGCATAGCTTACGCTTTCCTCCGTCGCCTCCGTCCCCGCCTGTTTCAGCAGGTTGGTCACGAACGACTTCCCGGCGGTCCCTTTTATGATTTTCCCCAGGGTTTCCACGGGGATTTTCTCGGTGGCCACTTCCACGGCACCGGAGAGGATGCCCCGCCCCAGGGCTTCCCCCGGAGTGCTGCCGCTGTTTTCCAGTTCATAAGCCCGGCTGCCCGTGGCCTGGGCACCCAAAAGGGCCAGACCGGCAACGGGGTTTACTGCACCCAAAATCATGCCCGGTGCGCTCTGCCCCAGGCTGATGACGGCGTTGGTCAGCCACTTTTCCGCCCCTGTCTGCCCTTCGGTGGCCTGTGCTTGCAGTTCCTGGCTCTTCTGCATCAGCTTCGAGCCTGTGGTGTAGGGGCTCACCGGCTGGTCCGTGGTGTCCAGCTGGATGGCAAGCCGTAGGTTTTCCCGGGAGCGGTACAGGTCCTCCAGGCTCCGGGTGTCGTCATAGCTTTCCCCGGCCTCCGCTTTCTTGATGAGTTCGTTCACTTCCCGCAGTTCCGCTGCGTCCTTGGTCGCCTCGGTTTTCCATCTCTTCTTGATGTTGTTCCGCAGGGCCTTGCTGCCGATGTCGTGGATACTCAGCAGAGACCCGGCGACCCCCGTTCCGATGGAGCCAAGGGTGGCCCCCGCCTTTTTCAGGGCTTCCGTTGGGTCCACCGCCCCGGACCGGATGGTCCGCCCGTAAGCGTCTGTGGTCACCCCCGCCGTTTCCGCTGCGTCTGCCGCCGCCTTCCGCTTCTTGGCCTCGGCGTCCTTCTCCCGGATGGTAGCCCCTCGCTTGCTGGCCGATTCCATCCCCGCCGTGTCGCCCTTGGCCTGGGCGGTCTCATAGTCCAGCTTCGCCCGCTTTAGCTTGGTCTGCTGGGTTTTGGATAGGCTCTTGTCCGCCTTGTCCAGCTTGGGGGAGGTGGTCTCGTTCCCCGTGTCGCCCCCGGAGTAGCCGTAAAATCTTCTGATTCGTTCCGCCTTCTGGTGGGCCGCCGTCATGCCCGCCTCGTCCCCGCTGGCCTTGGCCTTGTCATACTCCGTCTTGGCTTCCTGGATGATTTGCTTGTGGCTGTCTTTCAGCCGGGAGTCCGCCGCCGAAAGGGTCTGCTTGTTCCGCGCCTCCCGCTTTTCCGACTCCGCCTTGGCGGTGGCCGCCTTGGCCTTCTGCTGCTTGGCGGTGTTTCCCACCACCCCCACGCTGTGGGCGATGTCCACCTTGTCCTTTGTGGTGGTCCCCGCCGCCGCCGTGGCTTTCAGGTTGGTGAGGGGAGTGGTGGTCACCAGGTTCGCCCCTCGCTGCTGCCTAGTGGTGTAGTCCGTCGTGGCTTTCTGCTGGGTGGTCTGCTTCTTCTCCGCCGTCTGGCTCCGCTTCTTCTTGCTCTTCGTGGTCTTTGCCGTGGTGGGCACCGTGTTCTTGGTGCTGGCCTTGGCCTTCCCCTGGCTGGTGGCCATGGTCGCCGCCTTGGTCTTGGTGGCGGTGCTCTTGCTCGTGGAAGTGCTGCTTGTCTTGCTACCCTTGTTGGAGGCGGAAGAGGAAGTTTTGCTTGTGCTGCCGGAGCTGGACTTGCTGCCGGAAGAACTGCTTTTGCTGCTGGTGGAATTGGACGTGCTTTTGGCGGCGCTTGCCTTGTTTTTCAGGTCGTCCAGCGGATTCGTGGTTTTCAGGCTGATTCCCACGCCGTCACCCCCTTAATAAAGCCCCTGCATGGAGTACATATAGATTTTCGCCGCCTGGGCCGCCTGGTTATAGGTCAGCCCCATGGCCGCCAGTTCCTCCGTGTTGGGCACGATGCCGCTCTGGATCTTCGTCCAGCCGTTGCTGATGAGGTCTTGCTTCTGGCTGTATGCCGTCTCCGCCGCCTGTTGCTCCTGGCTGGCGTTGTACTGCTTGGTGCTCTGGTTCTGCTGATAGATTTGCAGGTCCAGGTTCGCCTGGGCCTGGCTTACGTCTACGATGCTCTGGGCCTGGGTCTTGTATTCCTCCAGCAGCGCCGCCGCCTTCTCGTACTCGTTCTTCGCCACGGCCTCCGCAATGGAGTTTTGATAGTCCACATAAAGCTGGCTCAGTTCGTTCTGTGCATCCGTGATGGCGTTCGCCTCCGCCGTCCGAATGGTGGTCAGGTTCCCCTGATATTGGTTCGCCATCGCCAGGGCCGCCTGACTCCCCGTGCCGGAGTTCAGGCCAGATGCGGATGCGCTTTCATTGAAGGCTTGCTTCTGCTTTTCCGCCTCCGCCGACAGGGTGTTGGCCTGGGCCTGATAGGTGGCAGGAATTTTCTCCAGCGCCGCCTCCAGCTCCGCCTTGCTGCTGTCGTAAGCGCTTTTCAGCTGGGCCAGGGAATACTGCTGGGCGGCATCATATGTGCTGTTCACAGCGTCCGTCTGGGCCTCATAAGTGGGCAGTCCCACATTGTTGTAGGTATCCTCGTCCGTCGCCAGCCCGATATACTCCGAGCCGTCGGTGCCGCCGGAATAGCCATACTGCGCCCGAATACTTTCCGCCAGGTTGTGGTAATAGGCTGCCAGTTCGGTGTTCCCCGCCGCCTTGGCCGCCGCATACTGGGCCTGATAGGCTGCGATTTTCTGCTGGTCTGCGTAAGAAAGCCCCTGGTCCAGATAGGTCCCCGTGGGGGTGTAGGTGCTGTTCCCGGTAGTGGTGGTCCCCGTGGTGGTCCCCGTGGTGCCGGAAGTGCTGCCGGTGCTGGAGATTTTCACGCTCCAAAGGCCCGACGTGGGGTTATAGGTGGCTCCCTGGGTGTTGGGGTTTACCACCAGGTAGTCGCCCGCCGCCGTCTGAACCACGTCCCCCACCTGGGTCCCCGTGGGTGCGTTGCCGTCCGTCCCAACCTGGACGGTGTTCCCCGTCCGTGCCGTCTGGTCCACGGTGTAGGTTGGGCTTACCGTGCTTGTGCCGCTGGTGGTTCCCGTTGTGGTGCTGGTCCCGGAAGAACTGGTCCCGGAGGAAGAACTGCCGGAGGACGAAGAGCCGGAAGAGGAGGAGCCGCTGGAGGACCCGGAAGAGGAGGACCCGGAGGAAGAAGAGGAGGAGCCGGTGGAAATGGTCTGGCTCCCGTCGGTTCCGCCGGAATACCCCGCCGAGGCCCGCACGGATTCCGCCCCCTGGTGGGCCGCCGCCATCCCGGCGGTGTCGCCCGCCGCCTTGGCGGCGTTGTAGGCGTCCTTATAGCTTTGGATGCTGGCCTGTTGGGATGCCGACAGCGTTTTGTCCGTGCTGGATAGCTGGTTGGTGTAAGTAGTCGCCATGGTATCACCCTTTCACAAAAACAAAGAGGCCATGGGGTTTGTCCCCTGGCCTCTTGCACTCAACATATTTTATCTTTTCATTATAACCTAAAAAAGAAAACACGTCAAGTTTTATCCGTTGTCCAGCATCAGTCTCACGTGAGCCATCCAGTCTGTGCTCCAGTCCAGGCACATCTCCCAAATCGCCTGGATGCCCTGGGCGTTTTCCGGGCTCCTCTGCTCCGCCTCCCGCACGAACCGTGCCATCTGCTCCTGGAGGGCCGTTGCGTGCCCCAGTTCCTGCTTGCCCAGGGTGTGGAAGGTCCGGGCCAGTTCGTTGTCCGTGGTCTTGTACTTGGTGTAGAGTTTGGCGTAGTGCTCGCCGTCCTCGATCTCATCTTTCAGATCTACTGCCAGCATCTTCATTTTGTGCATCATACCAATCTTCCTCCTTCCCCTTCTTTCTCATGTTTTTCAAAAGGGTGATTGCCGCCTCTCCCGCCTGGTTCCCCAGTTCGTGGCCCCGTTCGGTCACGGCCATTGCCCCTATCACGATGCCTAGAATCAGTTCCGTCATGTGGTCCTCCAAAAAGAAGGGCGGGGGAGACCCCCGCCCGTGGTGTCAAGCCGTCACTGCCGGGATAAGCTGCCCGCTGCAAGTGGAGGCCACGCCGAAGAGTTCAGGCTTGGTCAGCATATTGGCCCGGATGCTGTCAAGCTGGCTGTTGAAGCCGCAGCAGCACTCCGAGATCTGGCTGGTCAGTGCGTTGAACTTGGCGTCGGAATACAGCTGGTTCTTCAGGGCCTGGTTCTCCATTTTCAGGTCAAATGCCTGGGTCTGGAGGCCCTGGATGTAGATTCGGTTGTTCTGGTCGATGATGCTGTTCACACCGGCCTGGACTTCCGCCCTGGTCTGCGCCCCCTGCTGCTCCATCTTATACTGGGTGTTGGCGCTGTCGATGATTTCCCGGCGCTCGATTTCGCAGTTGGAGACACGATTACAGCCGCCGCCCAGGGCGTCGCCGCCCAGGATGATGGGTGCCGCCGGTGCCTGTGCCATCTGGTGGCCCATGCCGCCGAAGTTGCCGAAGCCGCCGCCGAAAATGGCCCAAATGACCAAAATCACGAACAGGACCCCGATCCACGTCATGCCGCTTTTAGATTCGTCCATGGTGTTGCTCCTTTCTCAGAATATATTTCTTCCAACGGCTCATTTGAGCCGAGGGAACCGTGTTTTTGCGGGCGACATTTTTGTCGTCTGCACGCCGAAGATTTTATCAGCGTCCGCTTTCAGGGCTTCCGGGGTTGTCCCCAGGGCCTGGCACACGGCCCTGGCCGCCATGCCCTGCCCGTGCTTTCGAAAAATGCCCTCAATGGTGCCTGGGTCCAGCCCCAGCCGCTTGGCGGCGTTGGCTACGTCCGGAAGGGTGTCGCTCACCCCGGAAAGCGCCGTTTCAGCCTGTTTCGCCGCTCCCGTCAGATTCACGTTCGGGAACATCTTGCCCACCGTGGCAAGCGCACGAGCCATGTCCATGTGCCTTCATCTCCTTCACTTCCGCCGATAGGTCGGCGATCAGTTTCGCCATTTCCCCCATCATTTCCTCCTGGCTTTTGGGTTTCACGATGACCCCAAGCTGCACCAGTTTCTCGTAGTATTCGTTGGTCACGCTCTCCAGGTCCGAATACGCCGCCGCCGTCTTGCCGATAGCCTTCTTGTTGCCCAGCATATCCACCTGGAGAATGTCGTCCCCGTCCACCACGCACGCAACGGTGGCGGAGGTGTAGCTTACATTCCATTGGTTCATGTCGTCCACCTCGTTTCGTTGCCTTTATCCTACCAAAAAAGGCGAAACCGAACGCCTAAAAGACGCCCAAGTTTCGCCCAAAAAGAAAAGAGCCGCCCCGAAGGGTGGCTCTCTCTTTGGTAGACTATCGCAACCTACTCAATGTTTCAATCCGTGCCGCTAGGAATTGCTAAGCGGACCTCACCAAGAAGCGTCCATCTTGGGAGACATCCCCACAAAAGCAGGGGGTTGGTAACAACTGAAATAATCATTACCCATCTAATGTTTCGACCCGTGCCGCCAAGATAGCTAGGCGGACCGCCTTGGGAAGCATCTATCCCAAAGCGACATCCCCACAACCGTGGGGTTTTCGATTCAGATTCCGGCGTTTTCTACGCTGGCTCTATAAATCTTTTCCTCATTTAAATCCACGTCGCCCGGAATTGCTGGGCGAACCTCCAAAAGAAGCATCCATCTCTAGGAGACGCCCTTATCATAGCACCACCGGAAAGATAAGTCAACCCCTTTGCGCAAAAAAAGAGCGGCTTTTTCAGCCGCCCTTTGCCGGGAATGGTGCAAATAACAGGTGTTGAGGTGTATTTGACGAGGGAATCATACACCAAGCCACCCCAAAAGTCAACCCAAAAACCGCTCCCGAATTTTTCTCAATTCGTTGTTGACGGTCCCTCTGGAAACGTCCAGTTCCACCGCCGCTGGAATGATGCCGATTTGCTCCCGGTAGACAAGCCGGAAAACCTCCCGCTGCCTCCGGCTCATGGCCTGGCCCTCCATCTGGTCCAGCACGTCAGGGGAGAAGCGGTGCTTGGTCACAGCAGCCCCTTCCGGCCCAGCACGGCAGCCAGTTCGTCCCGCTTCACGTAAGCCTCGGGCCGGGTGCCGTCCATCACGCCGGACGTCTCGGCGGCGGCGAAGTGCCCTTCCTTCTGGCTCCAGGCGGGTTCTGCGATTTTCCCGGCATAAGACTGCGCCTTTGCCATCAGCTTGTAAGCCTGTTCGTCGGTCATTTCGGTCAGCAGCTTGTTGATGTCCATATCGTCGTCCTCCTCTTTGGTGGTGGTCGTAGTGGTCGTGGTGGTGCCGCTCAGCCGCTTGTTAACATCTGCGGCAATAGCGCCCTCCCGGCTGTATAAATACTCCCCAGGGCACGCCTTGTTGGCGTAGTCCCTGTGGCAGGTCATGTTGCAGCCGTTCTTGTGGTTCACCCGGTCGTCCTTGTTGGTGCTCCACACCAGCTTCTTGATTCCGTTCCGCTGGCAAATGTCGGTCACCAGGTCGATGAGGGCGTTGTATGCCGCCGTCGTGACCTCCGTCCCCGCCGTGTTGCTTGCCGTCTCGATGGTCACCGCCCGGTGGTCGTTTGGCTTGTTGGACGTGCACCACGACTTGTCCGCCTCGTTGACCACCACGGCGATGGAGCCGTCGCCACCCACGGCGTAGTTGCAGGATGCCCCACTGGTGGCGTTGTAGGTCGTGAACCGGCTCCCGTTGGCGATCTCCTTCGCCGTGTTGTTCTTGTTCCCGGCGGTGCAGTGAATGGTAATGGTGTCAATGGCGTGGTTCCGGCTCCCGTGGTTGGGAGAGATTAGGGTATAAGTCGCCAGTTTGCTGTTGCTCAAAAAATCACCTCATTGCGATATATCAACTGATATATCAACTGATACACCAACAAATCAACTGAATACACCAAAAGATAAACTAGATAGGCCAAATATTTGAACTGTACTTTGCATTTCTGTTGGTGTAAATGCAGGTTTGTCTGTCTACTTGAAAACTTGCTTTCAAGTGCTTTCCACTTCCGGCAGTCCGGCCAGGGAAGTGAGAAGGGATACCACCCCAGCCAGCACGGAGGCCGATGCAACAACCGGCCAGTTGACCTCTGCCAGCACAGCCCCGGCACCAATCGTACCCACGGCAGTCTGGCACACCGTCTTGACGGCTCTCACCAGCGCCGCCTTTGCCCATGTCTTGGTCATCTGTGTTCACCCCCCTCCATCCCATCCAGCCGGTGGTGAGCGCTGGCGGTGGAGGATTCCACCTTTGCCAGCCGCTCCCGCATCTCCTGGATGTCAGTTTTCACGTTGCGGAGGTCAAACTTGATTTCCGCAATGCCGTCGGCGATGCCCTGCAATTTCTGGAGGACCGTCGCCATCTGTGCGCTGTCGTCCCGGTCGTCTGCCCTGCTTCCCCGCCTCCAGGCCAGAAGCCCGAAGAGGACGGCGAAGCACACGGAGATGACGGTCAGCAGCGTGCTTGCGTCGATGCTCATGGCTATCACTCCCCAATGAGGCCGGTCAGCTCCTCGTACTCTTCTTTGGTCAGTCTGTCAGCGGCATAGAAGATGTCGATTTTCTCCCGCAGACCGTCCGTCTGGCCCTTTTCAATGAGCCGCTTAATGGTTCTATACAGCATTATTCCACCCCCAATTCTAAGAGAGTCAGCCGGTAGTCCAGGTCTACCGCCATGTTCATCAGGTCGTCCGCCGTGCTAGGTTCTGCCTCGGTAATTTCCTCTCCCGTCACCTCGTCGACTTCCGGTGGAGGGGGAGGCTCGTGGAAAGCACCGTCCTCGTAGACCCACCCGCTTTCCACCGTCTCGTCGTCCTCCACAGGGATAAGTGCGGAGATGAAGTCGGGAGTAAATCGCTGGTCGATGGGGATACCAGGGAAGATGGGGTCTTCTGCCGGGATGATGCCGCACACCTTCCCGGCGTCAAGTTGGATGTATTTCATTTTTCTTCGCCCCTTTCGCATTTCGTTTTTTCATCATCTTGCTTGTGATTCGCCGCATTTCCATGATGTAGTCATCCGGAAAGTACTTGTTCAGGATGTTGTAGCAGTTCCCTCTTTTCACTACCTCCACACGGCACCCGATGCTCATTGCTTCGTGGAGAGAAATTTCTTCCCCGTTGTCCACTCTGCTTCGCAGCACCCTTGCCTGTCGTGTGAAAGCAAGGAAATTCCTCGCCCGCATCTTGGAATGGTCCTTGTGGAAAACCACGCCAAGGAAGTCAACACCCCTTGGCTCCAGCGGGTAGACTTGCCTGCTGGAGTTGAACGATAGTCCCAGCCCGTGAATGTACTCCGTAACCATGTGCATCGTCCGTTGCAGATGCTCCTTGCTGTCCGAGAAAAGCAGCAGGTTGTCCATATACCGGATGTAGTATTTTACGTGGCACACCTCTTTGATGTAGTGGTCTAGTCCTTGCAGATAGAAGTTTCCAAGCCAAGGGGAAAAATAATCCCCAATAGGTAGTCCGCTGGGGACGGAATGAATGATTTTCTCCGTGAGCCACATGGCATCTTTATCGGCGCACACCCGGCGCACAGATGCAATCAGCTTATCTTGCGGGATGGATTCATAGAATTTCCTAATGTCCGCTTCCATGACATACTGCGTGTTATGCGTGTCCTTGTCTATCCATGCTCGCACTTGCCGACGTGCCCGTCCTGGGCCTCTTCCTGGGATGCTCCCGTAAGTGTGCTGGTACATTCCCCGCCGGAACAGTGGCATCATCATTTGCACGTAGCACCAATGGATGATGTGGTCTGGGTAGTATCTCGGCATCATAAGGTGCCTTGTCTTTTTGCTGTGTGGGTCGTATCGGTCGCACTCGATGTGCTTGTTGAACTCGAAGTTTTTTCCGACTAGCATCCAATAGATCTTGTCGGCACACGCTTCCTTGTTGTTCAGCACGTTCATCACGTCGGGCCGCTTGCGCTTCTTTGCCGAAGAACGTTCAATCATTTCTAAGATGAAATTCGGGGTTATTTTGTCGTATAGATTCCTCATACGTTTCATGCGGATTCTTAATACCTTTCTTGTTCGTTGCCTACCAAAGAATGGTTGCTGGGGTCAATTTTCACCAATGGGTGTGGAGCTGGTATCAGCTGGTTGCGAAGTTTTTTAAGAAACTGTCGCTGCCCGCACAGACGTTGTTGTTGTTGTCGTTGTTGTTGTTGTTGTTGGCCGAACCCGAAGACCTCTAAATGTCTCTGAGTATAGTCTTAACAGGCAGTGGGGTCAACCAGCCCCTAAACGATGATTATATCACCAAAAGATTTCTACGCATCCACCGCCACCGCCGCCGCCCGCACAGACGTTGTTGGCGCTGCCGTTGCTGTTGACCGAACCCGAAGACCCCAAAAGGCCCCCATAGCCTCCGGCCCCGCTTCCTGTACCGGACGATGTGCCAGCCGCCCCGGCGGAGCCGTTGTTTCCTGCGTTGCTATAGCCGCCGCCGGAACCGCCGCCGCCCACACTTACGGTGATGGAGGAAGAAGAAGTCAGCGTGACGGTTGCTCGTCTCACCTCACCGGAATTCCCGGCGCAGGAATTGTTGTTTGCGGCAGAGGGCCCACTTCCGGCCCCGCCACCTGCGCCATAGCCGGAACCACCGCCGCCGGGGTTTCCGTAAGAGACGGAATAAAAACACCCGGCACCACCGCCGCACAGAATGCCAGGCCTGCCGTTATAATGCGTGGAATCCATGAAGAACCCGCCGGAACTGTTCTTGCCACTTGGGGTCTTGTTCAGCACTACACCACTTGCGGTGGACATGAAGGCCGCTCCGTGTCCGGCGGAACCTCCCTCCCCAACACCGCCGTCTGCGATGGTCAGGCCCGTTGCGGAATCCCCGCCATTGCCGCCGCAGTCCTGGGAACCTGGGATATACCCACCGGCACCACCGGCACCTGCATAAGCAGCTCGCTGCTTTCCGCCCAAAAACTGCCCCTGCGTACTCTGCGTGCCAGTAGACACACCGCCTCCGCCGCCAAGGGCAGTGACATAAGAGCCAAAAGACGACGTTCCGCCTGTTCCGCCGTTTTTGCCGTAGGTCGACGAATAATAGCCGGAGCATCCGCCACCGCCGCCGCCAACAACGACCACGTTGATAACACTCCCGGCGCCAAGGCCATAATCAGCCGGATTGAATGTTCCGGACTTATCGAAAAATGCGTATCCCATAGTATCCTCCTTTCAGAATTGCCCTCTGTTGAAGAGCATATAGGTGTCGAAAGTAGACTTCTTCGCCAGCACAGTCAGCGCATCATCCACCACCGGGTCGTCATCCGGGTCCAGGCCCAGCAGCGTTGCGGTGTCGTCTGAAATGTACTTGCTGGCGCATCCCAGGTTGCTCACCGCCTCCGCCGCCGTGGTGGCCCCGGTGCCGCCTCGCTCAATGGGCAGGGTGCCGCTGGCAATGGCGCTTGCGCTGTGGGTGTGGCTGGCTTCCGCCTTGCCGTCGATTTGTTCCTGGAAGGTGGGCACGTCTGCCAGTGCCGTGGTAAAGGCCGTCTCCGTCCCGGAGTATCCCGCCTCTACGGCGCTCTGATAGGCGCTCTTGCCGTCCTGGCCGCTCACCCCGGCGGGGCCTTGCGCGCCCTGGGGTCCTGTCTCCCCCTGGGGCCCTTGCACGCCCTGGATGCCCTGGGGGCCCTGTGCGCCGGTGTCTCCCTTGGGTCCTTGGGGGCCGGTCTCGCCCTGGGGTCCGGTGGCCCCCGTGTCACCCTTTGGCCCCTGGTCTCCCGTGTCGCCTTTCAGGCCCTGGATGCCCTGCTTCCCCTGTGGGCCCTGGGGACCTTCCGGTCCTTCCGGCCCTTGTGGTCCCGTCTCGCCCTGGATGCCTTGGATACCTTGGGGGCCTTCCGGGCCGGTGGCGCCCGTGTCGCCCTTGGGGCCTTGTTCCCCCGTGGCTCCCTTGGGGCCTTGGGGGCCGGTCTCGCCCTGGGGTCCGGTGGCCCCCGTGTCACCCTTTGGCCCCTGGTCTCCCGTGTCGCCTTTCAGGCCCTGGATGCCCTGGATGCCCTGGGGACCCTCCGGGCCCTGGGGACCTTCCTCACCCTGGGGGCCTTGCGGTCCGGTCTCGCCTTGCTTGCCTTGGATACCCTGGATACCCTGGATACCCTGCTCCCCTTGGGGGCCTTGGGGGCCTTGGGGACCCGTGTCACCCTTGGGGCCTTGGATGCCCTGGATGCCTTGTTCCCCCTGGGGGCCTTGCAGCTTGCCCACGCTTTGCCATGCGCTTTCGTTTTCCGACCAGATGAAGATCTCGCCGTCCTCGCCCGTCACCTGATAGGCATAGTCGTTGCCATTTGGATAGGCGGTTTTCAGCGCCGCCAGGGTGGCGTAAATATCCTGGATGACAAAGCTGGTGCCGTCTGCGCCCTTCTGGCCCTGTGGCCCCTGGGGGCCGGTGGGGCCTTGCGCCCCGGTGGGACCTGCTGGGCCGGTGGCCCCTTGGTCTCCTTGCAGTCCTTGTGGGCCTTGGATGCCTTGGATACCCTGGGCACCCGCCGGACCTTCTGGCCCCATTTCGCCCTTGGGGCCTTGGATGCCTTGCTCACCCTTTAGACCCTGCACGCCCTGTGCGCCCGCCGGGCCGGTGGGGCCGGTGTCCCCGGTGTCGCCTTTCAGGCCCTGGGGGCCTCGGGGACCAACCGGGCCGGTTTCACCCTGGGGACCGGTGGGGCCCACTTCACCCTGTTTGCCCTGTACGCCCTGGGGGCCTTGCTCCCCCTGCACGCCCTGTGCGCCTTTCGGGCCGGTGGGGCCGGTCTCTCCCTGGTCACCCTTGGGGCCCTGTGGACCTTGGATGCCCTGTGGGCCTTGTTCGCCCGTTTCACCCTGTGCGCCCGTTGCGCCCTTGGGGCCTTGGATGCCCTGTTCGCCCTTGGCACCCGTGGGACCGGCAGCGCCCGTGGGTCCGGCGGGGCCGGTCTCTCCCTGGTCGCCCTTCACGCCCTGGGGACCTTCAATGCCCTGGATGCCCTGGGGCCCTCGTTCGCCCTGGGCGCCCTGGATGCCCTGCTTCCCCTGTGGGCCCTGGGGACCTTCCGGTCCTTCCGGCCCTTGTGGTCCCGTCTCGCCCTGGATGCCTTGGATGCCTTGGATACCTTGGTCGCCCTTGTCGCCCTTGTCGCCCTTGATGCCGTTCACTACGGTGTATTCCCCGTCGTCCGTCACCTCGGAGTTGGAGAAGCGCAGTCGGCTGCGCTGTGGCAGCAGGGTGCCGTCCTTGTCGTATACCAGGTGGCCGGAGGATGCCGTGGCGGACCAGGTTTCCCCGTCGCCGCTCACTTCAATCACGCCGTCCTGGTTCAGGCGCATGTACTTCACGTCCGTGTCCGCCGTCTGCAAAATGGCCTCCACCCCTGCCGCCGCCAGGGCCGGTAGCAGGGTGTTGTTGATATAGTCCTTCACGGCGTTGCCCGCCTTGTCGAACTCCTTTTTCAGCTCCGTTGCCGATAAGCCGCCCACGTCGTTGGGTTCGTCATCCAGCTTCTGAATGAAGTCCATATCGACACTAAAGTTGTCGATTGCCATGTGTTTCACACTCCCTTCATCGTGCGTAGCCGGTGTATCTCACCCGCATATCGGCGGAAAGCACCGTCACCGTGGTGTCCGTCGAAGCGGTCTTGAATATCAGCTTGTAAAACACAAATTTCTTGGCCTTGATTTTTGTCCTCGTCATGTGAGGCTTCCGGTTGGTGTTGAAACTCCACTTCCGGAAGTCCGCCGGGTCAAATGCAATGAGGGAGGAGGAGACGATCTTCTCCGTGTACTGCGACTTCTTGTCCGTCTGGACCGTCACATACACCTCGCCCCGTTCCTCCGGCTTGATGCCTACCCACAGCATGGCTGAATACTTCCGCATAAAATCCCGCTCAAAGGACAAGCTGCCGGATTCCCAATAGGCGGAGATTTCCTCCCCCTGGTCCGTTCGGTTCTCGTAGGAGAAACTGACCAGTTCCCCCTTGCTCGTCCCGATGTAAAGGTCCCCTCGGAAGTTCACCATGCACGCCGCCGGGAAGTTCTCGTAGTAGTACCAGGCGTCCGTGGCGTAGTTGTTCACAAGCGCCTTGCCCTCGTGGCAGATATAAAACTCCTGGTTGTCGTTGTCGTCCCAGCAGTAGCTGTCCGCCGCCGAAAAGTCCCCCAGCGTGCTGTGTATCCTGTCGGAAATCCGCACCGCCTGTCGCTCGTCATTGGTCAAGTTGCTGTTATAGGCGGAGTTGTTCTTCCACTCATACAGTTCTCGTCCGAAAAGCGTCCTGGGGTTGTTCAGAACCAGCCGTACCTGTCCCGGCGCGGCGTTCCCGATGGACCGGTTCACTGGGGTGGCGTAAAAGGCCGCCGTTGTGCTGCTGTCCGCCAGGGTGGTGGTTCCGTAGCTGATGGAATAGGTGCTGCTCGCTTTAAAAACGATAAGTCGGGAGAAATGCCGGATAAGCGCCGTGATGGGGGTGTTGGCCTCTCCCACGTCCAGAACATTCAGGTCCGGGAAATAGTCGGCTCGTGGCTTGCCGTCATAGTCCAGCCCGGAATAAAACGCCTGGTTGCTCCCGTCGCCGTAGAGGAATACCCGGTTGTCCGTGGTGCCGGAGTAGGTTTCCGAAAACCGCATGGCCTCCACAGTCTCCCGGAAGGTTTCGGCCATCGTCCACCCGATCTCAATGCTGGATACGCCCCGGTCCGGTGCCGATGCGAAGGTCACGGTCCCCGCCTCCAGGTCTGCGGTGTATTCCTCCGTGTCCATTTCCTCCCCCGTGGCGAGGGTTTTCACATAGTCCAGGCTTTGGATGCCTGTCTCCGGCAGCTGGAAGGTGGTGGATTCTCCGTCCGGGGAGACCCAACACCGCCGCATCCCGTTCAGCTTGTTCACCTGTTCCAGGGTGGTCCCGCCGCCGCCTGGGACTACGGCCACCGTCACCAATGGCCGGTACCCCTCCACTTCTTTCAGGGTTTCCCCGTCCCACTCCAGGTATTTCTTCCCGTTCAGGATGTAGAGTTTCTCCGAGTAGCCGAAGAAGTGGACGGTGCCGCTGGTGTCCAGTTCCCCGATGCTCTCCCTGCCCCAGTCCGTCCCGTCATGGAGTTTCCACAAGTGCCCGTGGCAAGCGCCGATGACATATTCCGTGCCCTGCACGTTCCCGGCCCAAAGGCCCCGCACCGGCTCTGCCGCAGCCGTTGGCTGCGCCGTCACCCGCTTCATCATCCATTGTTTGGCGTCGTCTGCCTTCTCGATGCCCTCTAGCTGATACACGTAGTCGTCGGTGTACCGCCAGTACCACCCCTTGTGGTCACCGGCGTTCTCGTCCGTCACCACGTCGCTTTCCCCGGAAAGTTCGATGTGCCCGTCCTCTGTGGCCTCTGCCGTCTTGTGCATGGTCAGCTTTGAGGCCGCCGTGGTGTCTGTCCGCACCGCCGTTGCCGTGTCCTCCACGGCCAGGGAATAGCCTGTCATCAGTCCCATCAGCAGGGCCAGCCCGGGCCGCCTCTGTAGGTTGCCGTCTCGTGTGATGCGGAAGTTCCGCATTACGGCGGCTTCACCCAGGGCCAGCTTGGTGTCCCCGTCCGGGCTCTCGTTCAGGCCCTGCCACTCTTTGATTTGGAATACTTTCTCTTCCGTGGTGCCCGTGATGCCTGCCATCTAGTCACCACCTCGCAAAGTGATTGTAGGGCTGGTATCCGCCCCCATATACGTCCTCCACTGCCTCGCTCACCGTGGGCAGCCCCCGGGTCAGCTTCTCCCGCAGTTCTTCATAGCGCTGGTTTAAAAAGGAGGCCACCGTTGGGTTCTCGTCCACCAGCAAATGGGCTGCCAGTCCATAGGGGAGTATGGTCTGGCAGATGTAGTCGTCCATGCCGATCACGTCCGTGAAGGCGGTGATAGGGGAGAGGATGGGCCGCTTCCCCGCCTCGCTCACCTCGTAGGTGTCGCTCCAGGGAAAGAGTTCCCCTCGCAGGGCGTTCAGAATGAGCAGCGTCCGCACCTTGTATTCCCTGGTGTCGCTGGTGTCCGTTTCGCCGCTGCTCTCGTTCACTTCATCCATCAGGCCCATGGCTAGTTCAAATACTCGCTGGGCCGTTGTGGTTGGGGTTGCCATAGTCTCACCTCCAAAGGGAAAAAGGGGCTGGCCGGAATCCAGCCAGCCCCTCCAAGTCAAGCCTTTCTAAGCTTCCCTTTGACCTCAATGTATCGCTGCATCTTTGCGTCTTTCCGCCACAAATACTTCGCCGTTGCTGCGTCGAGTTTGGTTGTCTTGCTGTCGTTGCCGTTTCTGGCGTGGAGCTCAGTCATGGGGCTAAGATTGCCGGTGTTCGAGCGCGTCCGAACGCCTTCGTCCACTTTGGAACTAAGCTTTTTGGGCCGATATACCAAGTCGTCAGCTTTGAGTTTGGAAGCCATAAAAACATCTCCTTTAGGTTGTAGATTAGGCAGTTGCGGTGGAGGAAACGTAGATGCCCTTGGCCCGGGTGTCCAGGACGAAGGAGTCGAAGATGATGCGGCCTTCCACCAGGTTGCCGCTGATGCCGGGAGGGTCCTTGTGGATGCGGTAGTCCTTCAGCTTGAACACGTCCACGGTGGCGTTCTTATACTTCAGGATGAAGTTTGCGCTTTCGGGCCACAGCACGGAGGGCACGGTCACGACGGGGATACCGTCGATAGTGCCCCGGTAGCCCTTCCGCACGTTCTCCGTGGTCAGGGCGTCGTTGGAGCCGGTCACCACGTCCGACAGCTTAAACTTCAAGAAGGTCAGTTCGGGTATGAACAGCACCCGGTTGCCTGCGGGAACCAGGTCGTCGTTCATCTGGGCGTTGGCGGTGAAGATGCGCTCCAGGATGTTTGCCTTGGTGAGCACGCCGTCCTTCACGGTGGTCACGCTGGTGCCCTTGGTCAGGCCGTTGCCTGCGATCCACTTTTCAAAGCGGGTCTTGTCGATGTAGGGGGTGACCACCTCGTCCAGTTCCCGCTTGAGGCAAGCGGATGCCTGCTTGATGTTCAGCTGGTCCTCGTTGTTGCCCTTGTCGATGGTGAAGTTGAATGCCTTGTCGCCGGTCAGCACCAGGGTCTGCTTGGTGTCGCCCAGTTCGGTGGCGTCGCCAAACCGGCTGGTGCCGCTCCGGGTGTAGTCCACCAGGGGAACAGTGTCGATGCTGTAGATGTTGATGGAGTTCACACCCTCAAAGGTGTAGTCGTGGCCGCAATAGGAATCGGTCTTGGAGCTGGTAGTGAATCGCTCCTGGACCTTCTTTTCGTACTTTTCAGCGAGATTGATAGCCATGATGTTACCGTCCTTTCAGCCCCGTTTGGGGCGGTAAAGGTCAGGTCCCGTCGTCCCAGTAAAGGTCAATGAGGTCCTTCTTCTGGGACCCCCCGTCGCTCTGCTGCGAGCCGGTGGACCTTGCCTTGTTCTTCTGGTTCTTGGCTTCCGTCTCCTGCTTCTCCTGCATGGTTTTCAGTTGCTGTCTCAGGGTCTTGTTCTCGTGCCGGGTGTAAAGGTCCAGCAGATCCCCCTTCCCGTTGTGGAAGTCCATCCAGACTTCCTGGGGAATCTCCTTGGGGTCCAGGTCTGGGTACTCCTTGGCAAAGCGCAGAAAAGAATCCTGCTGTTTCTTCTCTGCGTCTTTCTGGGCCTGGGCCGCTGCGTCACCCTTCCGCTTCTCCGCTTCAAAGGCCGCCCTGTCCCGGTCCAGCTTCACCCGCTGGAGGGCAATGTTCTGGTCGATGCCCTCCCGTTCTGCCATCACGCTGGCTCTCGTGCTGTCGATGAGGTCATCAATGGACCGTCCCGGACCGGCCAGTTCCTTCAAAAAGGTCTCCAGTTCCGTCAGCCGTTCCACTTCCTGTCGAGCAGCGTCCCGCTCACTTCGGATGTGGTCATAGTTCAGGCCCTTCTGGGCCAGGGTGATTACCTCGTCTCGATTCACCGTCTTGGTTTCGCCCAGGTGTTTCAGCTCAAAAGTCGGCTGGTCTGCCTCCTCCTGGCCCTCCTCCTGGGGTTCCTCGCCGGTCTCCTCCTGGGCAGGTTCCTCTTCTTCCTTCGGCTGGTCTGCCTCCGGCTCTTCGGGCTCTGCCTCGTCCTCCCGGCCCTCCTGGATAACGTCGCTGTCTACGTCGCTCCAGTCGTCCCGGTCCGCCGCCTCAGTGGCGGTGGTGGTTTCTTCCGCTGCGTTCTCTGCCGTTGTGATGGTGTTTTCGTCCATGTCGTGTTCCTCCCATTGGGTATGGTCGCCCAATCTCATGTGTGGTTTCGCCGTTGGTGTCCCGGCGTCGGCTTATACAAGCCCCTCTGTCGTTCCTGTCTCGTTCACTTTCCGCTGGAGCGCCGAGTAACCGCCCCCGGTTGGGACGTCTGGCCGCTGCCCCTGGTCGGCTACCTCGCCCTCTGGAGCAGCCCCGCCGCCCTGCGGTGCGCCTTGCACCTGCATCTGCTGGCGTTCCTGCTCCTCGATTTCCTGGATCAGTTCTCGCCGCATGGGGATGTAACCGTCCGGAATACGCTCCAGGTATTGTTTCGTGCTGATTCGGTTCAGCTGTAACAGGTTGTCTAGGGTCTGGATGGAGGCGATCTCCGAGTAATAGGAGCTGGCCCCCACGTCCAGTTTCATGGTCATGGGGATTTTTTTCAGTTCCCCAAAATCCCATTCGATGGGCACTTCCGGCGGAGCCTGCTGCCCCACGAATTCCACCGCCTCCCGCACTTCCGGCGGGGTGCTGATGTCTACGAACCGCTTGCCGTAGTATTCGCCCATGAATTCGATATAGATGCGGTACAAGTCCTCGATGGACTGGTACAGGTTCTGCTTTGTGATTTCGCTGGGGGTACTTGCCGCCCGTTGCAGGGCAATGATGGCGCTGGTGTTGTCCGGTCTGGTGTCGCCCAGGGCAACGCTGGTGGCCCCCAAGCTCTGCTCCGTCTGCTCCACCGCCAGCTGGATGAACTGGCTGATTTGCGGGCTGATAGCCGCCGGGTCCATGATTTTTGCCACGTTGTTCACGTCGCCGCCATTCACCCCGATAGCCGCCCCGATGCGGTTGTCCCACTTGGCTACTCTGGTCTTGTCATAGATGACCTTGGGGTATGCCGTGGTCATAATCGACAGCATGGACATCGCCCATGCTTTGTTGATGAAGATTTGGTTGGGGATAAGGCCCGTTATCATGGCCTGACCGTGGTAGCAGTCCGAAACATAGTCCCAGTTCAGCCACGTGATGGGATACAGTCGGATGCCCAGGTTCCAGGGCTCCCGCACCCCGCAGGTGTTGGTGCACTTGTAGCACCAGATTTCACGGGTTTTCTTGTCCCGCCACATAAGCAGCACGGTAGTCACCTTGTCCCCGTTGTTCTTGGCGCTGTCCTGATAAGTGTCGTCCGGGTTCTGCCGAATGCTCTCCCAGTCCTTGAAGCCGTTCTCTTTGGCCTCCCGCTGCACCTCGCCCACGATTTCTCGCTTGGCGATCATAATATAGGGCTGGCTCTGTACGTGGCGGCTGTTGGGGTTCCCGAAGTGGACCCTGGTGTTGTCGATGATTTCCGTCCGGATTCTGCCCTTGGCGTCCTGGCCGGTGTCTGCGTCGGCGTCCCAATAGGTATAGGTGCATCCGTCCCCGTCCACGGCGGCGTTCCTGGCATACTCCCGCATCAGGGAGGGCACGTTGTTGTGCTCCGTCAGGGCGTCCAATTCCTCGTTGATGATTCTCGCCGGTTCCACCAGTGCCCTGGTGTTGGGCGTCGCCGCCAGAGGCGTGGCGTTGATTTTGATGTTGTCGGAAGAGATGGTTGCCACGGTAAAGCAGCATACCCGTTTCAGGATGTTGAATACCGGGGTGGGCAAGCCGTTACTCTGCACGCCCTCCCACTGCTTCCCGATGAACATATTTTCATTCACCCGTACCGTCTCTTCCAGGCCGATTGCGGCGTTGAATTGCAGGGCCTTGTGATAGAGTTTCCACACCTTGCCCGGGTCAAGCTGGCCCGTGTCCTCGCCGCCCACCCCCAGGTTGTCCAGGGTGGTGGTGTCGGGCTTTTCCTTATTCCTTGCCATTGCCGTTCACCGCACTTCTGGCCACGTCCATGTTGTAGTCCAGGATATTCTGCATCCCGGCGTACATCCGCTTCGTCGCCTCGCTCTCCGCCGTGGTGGTGGTCTCCAAGTCGTTCATCCGGTTGGAGACCTGGGTCATGTTGTGCATCATGTCCCTGTACCGCTCCATCAGTTCCTTGTTGCAGGCCGTGGTGGCGTTCTCCAGGTTATGTACCTTGAAGCACAGTTCGCTCAGGTCCTTGTCCAAACGCCGCAAGGTCTCCCGGTCCGGGATCAGGTGCTTCTCGATATAGTCCAGGCGCTTTTCGATGCTCTGGTTCAGCTTGTGGCTGCCCACCGTCTCAACGACGACGGCCACAGCCAGGGCCAGCACACCGGCGCCCAAAATTGCGATTGCCATATAAATACCTCCTTACCCTACACCCATATAGCTGGCGGTGATTTCCCCGCCGGTCATAAAGGTGTCATAGTTTTCCTCTTCGTCCTCCGTGTCCCACAGGGGCCGCTTCTTCTCCGGCTCCTGGCTCTCCGCAGGGAGAACACGGCTGATACACCAATACCGCACTCCGTCCACCGAGTGGGTCACGTCGTGGGGCTCCTTGGCGCAGTCGTTGGGGTTCTTCTCGTCCGCCTGAATGTCCTGAATGTCGCTGATTGCGTTTCTACAGGCATTGAAAAACATCAGCCCCGGCAGCTTGTCCGGCACGCTGCCGTCCGGTCGCCGCACCATATCCATGGCGTAGCTGTCCCGGAGTGGCCGGGGTGACATCGCTTCCTTCATCATCATGTGGCCCTGCACCCGGTTGTTGTCCGCCTTGATGAGGGCCACTTGGTTCTGCATAAAGACCTCTGCCATGGTCCGGCCCGTGTCCTTCTGTCGGCTCCACATATCCGGCGGCGCATAAGTCGCCAGAATGTTTTCCCCCGGCAGGGTCATGTCGTGTATCTTCTCCGCCGCCTCCCGGACGATAAGGCCCTTCTCGCAGTATTCCCGCAGGCACCAGGACCGCCCGTCCTCGTCTACCGCCCACCAGAAGCAAGCAAACATATCCAGGCCGTAGTCGAAGCTGCAATACCGCTTCCAGTGCGCCGGAATGGCGAAGGGCTTTACAACGTGGGTGGCCTCCGAAAATTCCGGAAAGTAGTTCCCGCCGATTGCGTCCCAGTCGCCGTAACGATAGGCCCGCCGTTTGTCCTCCGGCATATTCGCCAGCATCCGCACGTAGCCGGGGGAGGAGGCCATCAGGTGATAGTTGTCCTCCACCGTCGCCGGGATGAAAAGATAGTCGTCCGGGTTCTCGTTCTCCTCCGGGTTGTCGGAGCTGGTCTTGTAGTTCTGGTCAATGAAGAGCCGCTTCACCCACCGGTGGCCCACGCCGCCGGGGTTGCAGGTCAGATACATTCTCTTCTGGAATTCATTCACGCCACGAAGGCAGCCGCCCAAGAAGTTGAAGCTTCTCTCGCTGAACTGCGTGGCCTCGTCGATGAAGATCCAGTCGTATTCCAGGCCGTTGTACTCGTCCTCCGATGCGTCCCCGCCCCAGTGACCGAACTTGATGGTGCTCCCGTTGTGAAATGTCATCAGGTGTGTGGTGCTGTTGTAGGAGGCGATTTCCCTTGGAACCATCTTCACGATGGGCCGAATATGGTTTTCCTCCAATTCTGGGTACGTCCTCCGCATAATGAGGATACGAATACCGGCGTTCGTAATGGCTCCCCCTACCGCCTTGATGCGCACGGCGTGGGTCTTGCCGCCGCCCTTGGCACCGCCGTAAGCGGTGTAGGTGGCTCGGGAAAGATAGAATAGCTTCTGCTTCTCGTTGGCCTCCCCAGGATTCCACACGACCTCCTTCTTGCCCTTGTTCGCTTTTCTCAGTTTCGCCATATATAGAAACCTCCAGAAATAACAATAGGGCTAGAACACGCCGTAAAACGTGCTCTAGCCCTATTTGCCGGTCCATCTCGAAAGACGACCTACCGCAGCAAACTACCAGCAGGAAGGAGAACAGAAACCCCCTGTTTCCAGGGGTGGTGCGAGCGCCGGGAACGACCCCGGCAAAAGCCCCTGCTTGCTCGCAGATAGACCCTCCAGACTTACACTGGAAACCCTCTCAGGTGAGGGCTCAGACGTTTACGGGTTGCCCGATATATACATAGGAGGTGCTCTGCCTAAGACCGCCGCAGGCCGGAATCGAACCGGCATTACCTGTCTCTAACCGTTGAGCTACTGCGACATATCCCGGGAGGAAGGATGGCGCCTCCCTCCCGGTGACACCGAAAGAAAAGAAAAAAGGAGTGAATCAGGAAAGGGCATCTCTACCCCTGGCAACGAGGGTGGGAGTCGAACCCACAATGCGTGCGCCCAGCAGCGGTAAAGCGCCGCCCCAGTCCCCTGGGAACCTCGTCATATTTTCTACACGGCCTTTTCTCTTGGGGGTACCCCCTCTTTTCCGGTAGGGGGTACTTTCGTTCGGTAAAGTGTGTTGGGGAAGTGGTCTCAAATGGATGGGGAGGCCAGGGTATAGGCGGCTGACCTTCGGCCCGGCGTTTTTCCGCCACCCCCGTGGTAGCTGGTGGGGGAGGGGGTAGGGGGTAGGGTATCTTATCCCCCTCTGTCTCTCCCCCAGCGGCCCGCCGCCACCGCCCTGGCCAGCCAGCCCAGCCAGCCCAGGCGAGGGGGTCGAAATCGTGGTCAATCGCTGTCAACCCGTTGAGTATCAACGGTTATACCTTGCTTATAAAGCAAGATGCCCTACTAAGTATATATATATCTAACTAGAATATATTGCTTAAAGGAACGCCTCTGCCCCGCCGACTCCCTCAATCTTAAGGGTGATAGTAGCGCCGCCGCTGTTGTCCAGCGGCGAGTCCGTATATCCGCCGTTTT